CTCGGGGTCGTGCTGTGTGCCCTTGGGGCCGTCCACCTGAAGCTCGACGACGGCGGCGCCGGCCTTCTCCTCGATGGGCTGGGACTCGGTGACTTCCTCGACCTTGGTCTCTTCAACCTCGGCGGGAACTTCTTCGGGGGCGGTGGGTTCGCTCATAGCTTGAAAAAGGCCGGATGGATTGGCGGCAGGTTGATCAACGAGGGCCACGGCGTAGATTTCCACCGGGCGGGCGTAGCGGTATTCGTCGATCTCCTCGGAGATGCCGGAGAACTCGATGGAAAGTCCGAATGAAGAAGGCATCATCTCGGCCATCTCCATGATGCGCTCGTATTCCTCCCCGCTTTTGATCAGGTGGAAATCTGCGCGGAGCTGATTGCCGTCGATCACGAAGTCGCGGAGAACTCCCTCGATCTCACCGAATCCGCTGCCGTGGTCGCTCTTGACCTGAAGGCCGTCGATGTAGGTCTCAGCAGCAGCCTTGACCATTTCGAGGGATGTCTGGTCGATCCAGATGCCGTGACCCTTGGCCTCGACGCCGGCTGTGATGACCGAGACACCGCGCAGGATGCCAGCCTCACGGTCAACCCGTGAGCCAGTCGCGGCGGCGAAGAAAGTCAGCTTCTGCATATTGGAGAAGCGCGGAGTGTCAAACGGCAGGGGCGGCAACTGGCAGGACTTCGGGATCTGGCGTGAACTCATCCAATCCCCCGAAGATCCCGTCGATCAGGGCGTCCGAAACAAATGGGAACGACGCCTTGGCGATTGCGATTCCGGTATGCTTTGGGAACTTTCCGCTTGCCACAGACTGAGCGATGGAAACCAGTGCCTCCACTTGCGCTCCGTTCAGAGCGGTTGATTGAACGTCCTGTGGCGTTGCGATTGGCTGTTGTGGGTCGATTGGCACTTGGTCTCCTGTTGGAATCTGCTGATCGGTTGGCTGAATCTGCTGATCGGCTGGCTGAATCTCCGACGAGATCGGTGTGCCGGGCGCAGGCGGGAAAACTTCAATCGAGGAGATGACGACTCCTTCTTCCCTCGCGATCTCCATCACCCGCTTCTTCCGACGGACTGCGGCCCGGATCGTGTCGTCGAGAACCTTGTCGTGATCCTTGCCCTGCATGTTGTAGAAGTCCTGCGGGGAAATCTGACCACGGAGAAGCATGTCGCTGTAGAGGCGGCCATCCCGCCCGATGTCCACAGAGACCTTCTGCGGCGCCGTGAACTCGCACCTCCACCAATCGCTGCCGTCGTTAGGCATGGGCAGGCGGCCGCTCTGGATCTCCTGCCAGACCCAGAAGCGCCAGAAGGGGGCGGCGAATGACTGGATGATAATCTCTTGAATGCGGCCAATGGTCTTGGCGGCATCCTCCATCGCGAAGCGCATGGTCGCGCCCCCGGCCTCCTCGGGATCGAAGAGGACCGAGGCGGGCATGTTGAAGCCGTGCGCGATGTCGCGTCGCAGATACTTCAGGAACGTGTCGAGGTTCGCGGAGGGGTGAGCGTTGTTGAACGATTCGATCTTCTCTCCCGGATTTAACTGCGGGATGATCGAACCATCGGTCATTAGATCCTTGGTGACCGGAGAGCCAGATCCGGACTGAACCTTCTGAAGCGATGAACCGAGGCCGATGCTTCCTGCGTCCGGTGAGGTGATGACGAAGGCCAGCGAGGAACCGAGCTTGGCGCTCATCTTCTCGTAGCCGAGGATCTCGGTGATATCTTGGAGGTGATCGGCTGCTCGGTGCAGCCACGGGCGGGATCTCACCTGACCAATCCGGTCCAGCTTCCCAACTCGGGTGAGGTCGTCCGCGCTGATCTCGTTATACTCGGCGTAATTGCCGGGGGCCTTCAGCACCCGGTAGCGGGTCGGCGCGCCGAGCTTGGAGACCTTCACGCCGTCAACCCATCCGTCCTTCACATCACCGTGGGCCGATCCGACATTCTCGCCCGGGATAATCCGGAACATGGCGCGGTCGGAGTTCGATGTCTGCTTCTGCCAGAAGACATCCCCGGCCAACGCCATCTGCTTCACGAGCAGCTCCTGAGCGTCGTAGAAGTTGACTTGCTTGGAGACATCCACTCCGAAAGCGGAGTTCCCACAGGCGTCCTCGAATGCCTGCTCGGCGAGGCGGTTCCATGACTCATCGGAGGTCTTGGCCTGCGGGATGAGAGGGCCGACGAACTTCGCCACGCCATCCACGGCCCGGGCGGCGAGGCCGATGTTTTCGTAGAGGAAAAACGACTTCTTGGTCTGCTCGATCCGGGCTGAAGGTGTCAGGGACTTGCTCGCGTCCAGCGTAGGCGTGTAAATCCACATCCGCTGCGGGGAGGCGATGCCGTCCGCAGATGAGAAGTTGGTTGCCTTCTTAGGGCGGCCAGCTCCGGGTCGATAGCCGCCACGCTTTGATTTCGGTTCGCTCATGCATGAGCGCACCTGTCAAAAATCAAACGGATTTCAAATGGCACAGCCCCTCGGAATTGAACCGAGCCAGATGGTTTTGGAGACCTTCTCGCCAGCCTTGGAACATTGGACTGCTAAATTGGTTCCCGGCTGGGCTGACCATATCAAGCCGCCGAAAAAGTCGAGCGGCACCGGGATCTCTCAGGCGTCCCCGAGAAAATCAAACCGACCAGCGGAGTTTGCTGAAGTCGGGCCGGGTGCCAAGCTGGCGGGTCTGGACAGATGCGCTCGCGTCCAGAACGGCGATGCACTCCTCGATTGCATTCAGATAAACCCACTTGGGAAGGGTCACTTCTCCATTCGCAGATCCACCCTCGGCACTCGTCCCGGTGATGGTGACATCCTCAACCGCTTGGTTGAAAACCTTCGTGGCAAGCTCGCGCAGATCCTCCAGAGAGGAGTTCCGAAGAAGGTAGCTCTTGATGCCGCTAATCTTGGCATGGTCGGGAGTGTTCGAGGCCATGAAGGCCCCGCCATGTCAAAGGGTCAGGGGGCCTTTTCTTCCGAGGCTGGATCCCTTCGTCCCAGTTGGTTCCTCATGATCGCCCAGGCGACGCAGTGAAGCTTGGTGCAATCACCGAAGTGATCGGCTGTGACCTTCTTCCAGTAGAAGGGGGAGACCCGGCTGTTCTTGTTCTCCAGCATCTGCTGGCCGGTGTGCCCCTCGATGAAGTCTCGACCGACATCCTCAGGAAGGTGGAGGCGGGGCGGAAGCCGCTTCTTGATCCGCTCGAGATACAGGTGGGTCTTCCAGGCAAAATCTCCGTAGGTGTAGAGCAGGATGTTCAGTCCCTTGATGGTGGTGACGGCGTAGTTCCCGAAGGTGCTCTCTGATCCCTTGGACGGGTAGTAGAGGCCCCCCGATTTCGCGCAGACAGAATAGACCCGCTCCGTCAGGAAGCCCGAGTCGATGAGCCCGGCCACCGGCGCGACGATCTCGTCGCTCCCGGGCAATTGGTAGCGGCGAGCGGCAAGGAACTCAGGCGAGATGAGATCCTCGACGGAGAGGACGGTGCCGTAGTCCACGACCCAACTCTCTCCCTGGTCATTTCGAGCCTCGACCGACCAATGAGTTTGCTTCTCGCCCGGATCGGCGCAGAGAGTGAGGATCGCCGGTGATCCGTCCGCCGTGACCTCATCAGGGATCTCGCGCAGCCGGTAGCCGGCGCGCAGCTCGAGGATGGCATCCTCTTTCACGGAGGCAGCGCGGTTTTCGAAGGGCAGCCCTTCGTAGGTATTCCGAAAATCATGGAGCCCTCCGGGGGTGGAGGACTTCTGAAGGAAAAGCTTGGCAATCTCCCCCCAAGTCATCTGCGGTGAGTAGAGGGCGGAGATGTGGCAGGAGAAATGGTCGCGGGGGGCGAGCTGATTCCCAGCGATCCAGCGGCCAGCGGCGACGAGCTTTCTCTGCATCTCCTGGGGCCAGAGGTCGCCGCACTCGCGGCACTGGTAGCAGGCGGTGTCGGCCACGCCGTCCAGATCCCACGCCCCATCCGGACTCAGAAGCTCATCCGACCATTTGACCTGATCGAACTCGAGGTGCTGCTCGGCTCCGCAGGACGGGCAGGCGACATGGTAGCGGTGCTGGCTCCCGGCCATGAACTGCGACCAGATCGCTCCGGTTTCGACGGTGGGGGTCGATGCCAGGACGCGCTTGCAGATCGTCCGGTAGAAGTTCGTCCTAGCCATGGCAAGCTCGAGGGAGGGAGCCTCGGTCGCGGAGGCGTCGGGCCACTTGTCCACCTCGTCACAGAAGAGATAGCGGGTGGCACGGGAGGCGAGGTTGGCCTCGGAGTTGGACCCGACGAGCTTGAGGGTGCAGGACTTGAACTGCATCTCGGTCTTTTTGAACAGATCGGGGTCGTCAGGCATG